AACGGATGAGGTTCAAGCCATACCACGCGTACGACATTATCATGTCGCCAAAGACCTGCAGTACGAGTACTGCAACAAACGTATCACAAGCGAACATCTTATTACAATGACAGATGTTGACTACTATGTACACATGCCCGATTTCTTACGAGGCAACACAGTGGCCATATCCACCTTCGTGCCGCAGGAAGTATGCGGAATGACCGAAGATGCGTCGTACACAATTGATAGTGACGACAACGTTGTAACACATGTTAATGGTGGTGGTAAATACACTCACCAGCTTTGGGACTTTGAGACTGACCATCTAACAGTCGACCACATTTGGGGATCTGTCCTCTATCTTATCGAGCGCTTTAAGTTCAGCAATGATAGGTATGTGGTTATCTTCGTCCCTCTAAGATACGTCTATGGTCCATTAGCGTGGATATTACCCGGCAAACGCCTTACAAGGCGAAAGTTTGTCACCAATGGGTATGCACATTCACGTTACCATCATAAAGTGCAAACACCGACACCATCTAACAATATGGTAGTCCGTCACTCCATCGGCAAATTAAATAGTTTCAGTTCCGTCACCGTTACTGACAGCCTGCTGCAAACAATCTTCACGCGCCTTCGGGTTGCTAAGACCCCGCAGGTTTCCGATGTTGAAAGACTTGTCCGATCAGCTGCCGACCCTGAGATCACTGATTCAGTATACGCTGCAACGACATTATATGACTTTTACAAGGCCAACATAGATTTTTTCGCCTATCGGTACTCACCAATATCAGCCTATGCTGACGCAGACGGTTATCAGACTGTCGTACCCCTTGCCACGGAAGATGGTAAGGCCGTCACGCGTAGAGTTATGCCACCGATAATCGACGACGGTTATCATCCATTACGCAGCCACAACAACGAAAGAAATTTTGTTGACGGCCGTATTTTGAACGTCAAGAATCTTACCCCCACACACAAGATCCCACCTAGATATTGGGTCTATCTCAATGAGTTTGTCGATTTACTCATTGGATCACATCGCGGCACTTTAGCGCCCCTCACTCATGAGGAGATGATGGTCAATGTGTCCAAGAGGGGACCAAAAGCTGTCCTACGGATTGAAAATGAGAACTTTTTCCCCGACGACGGCGCCATGATCAAGTCATTCCAGAAGGCAGAGACCTATGGAAAAATTACCGCCACGCGCGGTATATGCACATTACCGACCGCCCACAACTTTAGGCTAGGTCAATTTGTGTATCCGTTTGCAGAGCATATCATGAAGCCTCAGCTTTGGTATGCATTTGGATCACATCCGCAAGAACTTGGCACCCGA